ACCAAACGTCGCTACCCTCTTTGATCTCACCGGAGGCAACGGCTTCCGCAAGTTTTTCACGTAGGGCGTCCGCTTCTTTATTGAGCGTCTTGAGGTCTCTCTTCTCCTGCTTGCGCACAGCGCCGTAATTCTTCTTCTCTCCGGTGTACGCAGCCGCTTCAATCTGGTTGTTCAGCGTGTTCAGCGAATGCTGGATTATAGACAGTTTGTTCTTAAAGGTGTTCTCAACGTCGTCGAAGGCGTCCTTGTAACTCTTCTTGATTGCGATAGCGGTTTGCTGTGCTTCTTCCTCGACTGCGTTGATCGCGTTCACCATCTGATACCAAACGTCGCTACCCTCTTTGATCTCACCGGAGGCAACGGCTTCCGCAAGTTTTTCACGTAGGGCGTCCGCTTCTTTATTGAGCGTCTTGAGGTCTCTCTTCTCCTGCTTGCGCACAGCGCCGTAGTTCTTCTTCTCGCCGGTGTACGCGCTCTCTTCGATCTGATTGTTCAGCGTGTTCAGCGAGTGTTGGATCACAGACAGCTTGTTCTTATAGGTATTCTCTACCTCGTCAAAGGCGTCTTTGAAGCTCTCCTTGATCGCGATGGCGGTCTGTTGCGCCTCTTCCTCAACCTTATCGATCGCCTGCTGCATCTCATACCATGCTTCGCTGCCCTCTTCGATAGCGCCTGACGCTACAGCTTCATCCAGCTTTTTCTGTAGGTCTTCTGCTTCTTTATTCAGAGCGTCGAGTTTCTGCCTCTGCTGATCTCGAATGCCTTCGAAATCCTTTGGCCCACCGGTGTATTCGGTAGCCTCATTCTTATTTTCCAGCGTTGTGATCTTGTGCGTTATGGAATCGATCTTGTTCTCATAGCTCTTTTCGACCGCTTCAAATCTGTCCTGATACAGTTCAGCGATTTTCTCTTTGAGCTCATCGACCATATCTTTGGCGTCAAGCGCTTTCTCATACCACTCCTGATATTCTTCGATTTTCTCACGCGTATCGTCGTCGTATTTCGTAATATCAATCGTGCCATCCTGGACCTTCTTTTTCAGATCCTCAGATAGCTTCACAGAATCAGCTTGCTTGAGATAGCGTTTATATGCCTGCTGCTGCAAGTCGATCTCATCCTGTACGGTTTTGATTTCCTTCAGTGAAGCCTTCAACCTGGAAGTCAGAGATTTGAACGCGCTGGTGGCCTTGCGCGCAAGCGCCTCGATCTTGGCCTCTATCCTGTCAATGGCTATTTCGATCCAGTCAAAGAACTCCGGTTCATCGTCTTTACTGGAATCTTTGGATGAATCACCGGAATGATGGTGATGTTTACCGGATCCAGAACTGCGACCGCCAGAACCAGACCCCGTTCCCGGGAATTTACCTGAACCGTGGGCTGTAGGGCTTGCGCCGTCAGTCCCCGGTACCTGAGCAAACGCGGTGCCGCTTGCATACGCGGATCCATCTCCGATTACAAGTCCACGCCCATTGTTTGACTTTACTACTCCTGTCCTTAAAAGCTCCTCGGTCTGAGACGCATTGAAAATAATATCTCCGCTCTTGAACTTAAAAAACTCCGCGCCGGCATTGCCAACAGTAAAGAACCTGCCGTCCCGTACAACCAGTTCAGGTCCGACTTCTCCTGACAGCGCCACAACGTCATTCTTCAGCGCATATCTTCCGCCATTGAATGCAGTGCCGCGCGCATGAGCCACGCCACTACCATGTACAGTGCCTTCGGCGTTATTCACGCCGCTCATGTCAGCAGAATACTTCACCTTGCCCTTTAGCGTGGGAGGCGTTGCGGTCCGGCAGCTTTCGAAGTCAGGCTTGTACTTCACAGTCGCGCTCTTGTCCGATGGTGTATAGCTCTGTACGGCATCGTCATCTACTTCATAAACAACCGTTGCTTCCTTGTCGTCAGGCGTATAATCGTCAGGTGCCGAAGTGTCTGTGTCGTAGACCACAGTCGCGTTCTTGTCTTCAGGCGTATAACCGTCAGGCGCTTCAGAGTTTGTGGTAAATGTGACTTCTGCCGTCTTGTCCGCTGGAGGGGTATAGCCATCTACTTCAGAAGAGTCAACAGTAAGCTTAACCTCCATGGTCTTGGTGCTCGGCGTACTGTCTCCGCTGTTGTCAGATGTCGTCTTAAGCTTGACCTCAGCCTGCTTGTCCTCTGGCGTATAGTTGTCAACATCCTCAGAATCCACATTATAATCTGCGGTCGCCTCTTTGTCCTCCGGCTCATAACCGTCTGGATCTTCCGTATTGGCGTTATAATCAACACTCGCATCTTTATCTTCTGGATCATAGTTGTCAACATCGTCTGTATTGGCATTGTATTCGACTTCAGCCTCTTTGTTATCCAGATCTCCGCTGCCAACAAGCTTCTCCAGCAATTCCTTATCACCGGTGATAGTGACCGGAACTTCTATGCCAGCCTGCGTCATTGTGTCGATGGCGGTTTGCAGCGTGTTAATCTGTTCGACTGCCTCTTCCAGCGAAATAGGTTCAGGCGTCTCTACCTCACCTTCAGAACCTCCGTTCTGTAGCTCCTTGAGTTTCTTCTCATACCTGTCCAACACTTCCAGGGCATCCACATACTCCTGTGTGTCGATTTCGCCATTCGCAAAGGCCTTATCCAGTTCTTCCTTGCTCTTGCCAATTTCTTCTAATGCGGAATCAACATCGCCTGCAAACTTGTGGATTCCACTTCCGTAACCAGAAAGGTCGAGATCGAAGTTATAATCCCTCAGCTTTCTAAGGGCCGCCTCAATGACGTCGGTACTGACGCCCAGCTCCTCTGCCGCCTTCTCGACATCCACACTGAAGTCCCATCCGCCATTTGCGTTCTTGGTCGCCATTCCGATCTTCTCAAGGTCATTGACAAAGTTCTTGGAACCCTGCATACCTTCGGTGAAATACCGCTTCATCTTCGGATAAGCTTCTTCGTATGCCTTTGCAAGATCGTCCGAGCTCATGCCAGAGGTGTCCTTACCTGTCATCAGCTCAAGCGCGGCCTTGAACTTGTTGGTTCCAATCAGGCCTTCTTCGTACAGCTTATTGATGTTTTCAAGTCCGCTGGTGATATTGTCGTACATATCACCCTCTTCGCCCATGCTCTGCGCCTGCTGCCATTTATTATATTTGGAATTCAGCGCGTCGAGCTGCGACATGTATACTTGAAGTGCATCAATTTGAGCCATGATATCGGCCCTGTCGTCAAATAGTTTGCTTCTTTCATTGGCGTCCGATGTTTGAGAAATCTGCTTGGTGAGGTCGTTGTATTTCTTTGTCAGCTGCTCGATCTCACTTTGCTTCATAGCCCGCTCTTGTTTCTGGAATTGAGACTCGTATTCCGCCAATGCCTGTGTGTTCAATATAATCCCGTGCCCGGTTCTCTCGAATAGCCTGGCTGGGTCAAAGCTCTCAAGGCTCTTGTAGCGATTGGTCAACTGTGTAATCTGCTCATTGTTCAACCCAAGGCCGGACACCGAGCTCTTGATTGCAGACAGCAGGTTGTTCATGCCGTCTACAGCCGCTTGATAGGCTGTGTCGGCTTGAAGCGCGGCAGCCGCTGATTCCTTCCACTTCGCGATCATCTCTGGCGTGACGCCGTTAACACCCTCCATAGCATCGATCAGCGAATACAGATACTGTATGGCGGCTTCAGTATTATATACCACCTCGCCATTGACCACATCGAAGAAGTCCGATATCTGTCCGCCGCTGGCCTGTGCCAGCTCGCTTGTGGTTTGTAGCATACTTGCAAAGTCAGCGTTGCCGGACATAGCGTCCCTTACAAATCCCTCCACCTGGGATGTTGCGCTAATGGCATTGTTGAACTGTTCAGTCGCCCGCGAGGCTTCATTCGCCTGTTCCACATAAGCCCTGAGCGCTGCAGCGCCTTCTTCAGTGATATTCGGCAGAACATCCTTCAATGATTCAGATGACAGCAGGCTGTCATAATATTCCTGTATCCTTGCGATATTGGGTTCAATCGTCCCACTATCAAAAGTCAGCAGGTCTTCCAGGTCAATATTGCCGTTCTTAGCGATATCAACAAGGCTGTTGATCACGTCCGTAAAGCTCGCAGTACCGGACTTTATGCTGTCCATCAAAGATGACGTCGACGTGAGCTGTGAGATGGCACTCGTGAATTCATCCAGCTTGCTGGTTGCGTCGTCAATACCGTTCGCAGCATTTACGAACGATTGTTCGATCATCGTTCCAACAGCCCCGCTCATCTCGCCGGCTTCTACCTGTGCCTGTATAAACTCATGCATCCTCTGGATGTTGATGCCGATATACTCACCGGACTCGCCATCCTTGATAAGTCCTTCCTCCCAGTCTTCGCCCAGGAGCTCTTCCATCTTCGTGATGGTATCAAGGCTTATGCCGTTGTTGACAGCATCACGCACCAGATCGAGCGCGTTCTTGACCTTGCCCATGGCATCGCCAAAGGCATCTGCGGATTCCGCAGACTCTGTAAGCTGCTTGAAATATTCGGTCAGTCCGGATGCTTCTGGGTGCTCGTCCTCAAACGCCTGCATGGTTTCCAGGAATTCGTCCCTGATGTTGCTGATCGCGTCGGTATTCCACTGCACCTTGCTACCGTCAAACGAACTGATGAATGTCTCAACGCCAACACCGGCCGCCTCCGCAAGCTGAATGATCTCTTGGAATATTTCAAGATCGTTCTTTTCGCCGCCCGCAATATCCTGAAGCAGGCTGCCGGCGCTGCTCGCGTTGCTGATTGCGGTTGAAAGATTGCTCAGCGCGTTCTGCAGATTCTCAGTCTCGTTGGTAGCCTCTATCTCCGCCTGTGCCGCAGCCTTAAAGCTTGACACGAAGCTCGATATATCGACCTCCGACATATCAGGAAATAGTTCCTTGAGCTGCTTGGATATCTCTTCCGTATCGAACAGGCTGTCAATATACTTCTGTATGGCGTCTCCACTCTTACTGAAGTCAAATCTGCCATTGCCGTCAAACTTGATCAGGTCAGTAATATTGATACCCTTGACATTCTTGGCAATATCCAATGCCTTTTCAAGCATGCTGAGCGGATCGCCCTTGCCGCTCTGAATATCGTTAACAAGTCCCATTGCATCCTTCATGGAGGACAATGAATCAGTAAGCATATCTATGCCGTTCTTGGCCTCTTCACTGCCGGCAACCGCGTCAGCAAAGAGCTGGTGGAATATCGCCTGCAGCCCTGCGGTTGCGCCTTGGGCTTCCATTTCTGAATCAACGACGCCCATCAGGGCATTTCGCGTAATATCTACATAATTCCCGACGGAATCTGAAACAAGGTATTTGCCCCAATCCTCACCGAAGAGATCCTGAAGCGTAGATATTGTGCTGAGCGTGACGCCGTTATCGGTCACATCCTTAATCAGGTTGATGATCTTCTCGGCTCTGCTCATCGCGTCTTCAAGATTTGACAGCGGATCCTCTACATCGCCATCGCCGATCATTTGCTTGACGTATTCCGTCAGCCCGCCATATTTTCCTGGGTTCGAATCTTCAAGCTTCTGTACTTCCTCAAGGAATTTATCTACCTGTGCGGTAATCTCATCCGTATTGAATTCGATCCCGCTTCCATTGAACCCGGATATAAAATCTGTCAGTGGTCTCTCGCTCTTTTTAGCCAGATCGACAATCTCTGACAACAGCTCTATATCTGTCTTCTCGCCCTTCGCAATATCGTCCAGCACGCTCTGTGCGCTCTGCGCATTGCTTACTGCGGTACTGAATGCGTTCAATGAATCGTTGAGTTCCTTTAACGGATCTACGTTTGTCGTAGTGCCAAGGATCTCGCCAAGATTCATGGCCTTCAGTTTTTCGAGATTGGCGATCAGGTCATCGTATTTTGCAAGCGTCGCGTCATCCGCGCCAGCCGGAGCTTTGGTGTTCTTTGCCTCCTGCAATATGTCGATCTGCTTTTGAATCAAGCCATCGTAATCTGCCTCAAGCTTCTCAAGCACACTGCTGAGTGCGGCCTCCTGACCCTCCAGCGTATCAATATCGAACAAATCCTCCATGCTCATCAGCTCTGGGAACTTCGATATCAGGTCTGTCCAATTCTGCAAATTGCCAGCGCCTAAGTCCTCAAGGGCCTTGACAAGGGTGGATGCTTTGCTGCTGACATTCTCCATGTCAGAGAACATACCTTCCAGGTCAAACGGATCGTCACCAGCTGTACCGGATTCAAGCAATGATTTATAGAGCTCCAACTGCGCCTTTGCGTCTGCTATGGCGGCAGTATTCTCACGAATCTTATCTGTATTTTCGGTTACTCTGCCGTTATCGGAACTTGACCAAAGCTCAGCGTTCTCACCTTCAAGAGTCCTGATCCTCTCTTCAAGCGCCAGGATATCGTTCTCCATAATGGCCTTCGAACGTTTTTCCCATGCTTCGGTATTCAACTTGATTGCACCGTTCTCGGTGTACAGATAATCTGTCAGCTTCTCGCCTTCACCCAGCGCGTCCTGTATGGATTTTACGGTATCTCCTGACAACCCGCCGTTCTCATCCATTTCTGCGCGTGCTTTATTCAGCAGCTCGTAGCCGGTTTTTAGTTGTTCCAAGGCGTCCTTGAGTCCGATAATAGATGCTGTGGTTTCTCCCAAAGCAGGCGCACTCTCTTTCGCCCTATCTGTAAGACTATTGAAGAACGATACGATCCAATTCAGAACATCTGGCGATCCTTCCTTAAATGAATCCTGAAATTTGCGCACCTCGTCATTGTATGCTTTTAGCTCCGCCCTTACATCTCCGTTGCCATCCGCCAAGCCTTCGGCCATCTTTAGTAAGCCTTGTGCTGCTTCCGAGCCAATAACTCTCGCAAACTCCAGGCTAAACTCTTTAGCGATTTGTGTGTTCTCGTTAAAGCTTTTTTCGCTGCTCGTAACGGCATCGAGGCCGCTCCTAAACTCATCCATGGCCTCCTTCGGCATCTCTGCAAATACCTCAGGCGTACCGAGATCGCTTTTTAGGAATTCCATTAGCCAATCTGTAGCAGAGCTTTCAACATCCTGCATACCCTTGAAAGTCTCAACCACGCCTTTTATTTTAGTACCTATCTCATCTATGACGCCTCCGGCAACCAGACCAGATTCCGCTAACGTATTAAGGAACACGTCGCTATTCTCATAGATTTTTGTAAGATTGTCAAAGGTAGCCCAGTTTCCGAATAATCTATAGTCGAACGTCTCAAATTCTGCGCCAACTGCATTGAGTGCATCAATCAAGGGCGTAACTGGGATTTTATTCTCAAGGTCCGTGCCAAACAATAGCATACTATCTGCGTATTCCCTCGCTTGAGCATTTAACCCGTCAAATAGGGTTTTACCACCGCCAAGATATGCCTCCCTTTGACCCTCTATAAACTTTTCTTGCTCCTTTATGGCACCAGTCAACGCATCTTTATATTTCAGGATTGCTTGTCCCTGATCGTCGTAGGACAAAACGATTCCAGGCGATATATCTATAAGCTGTTGCAGGATACTCTGATACTCCTCATATTCTGCTGCGGTTAAGCTTATATTCTCGCCGTTGGCGCCAACGCCTTTGGATAGCTCATTATATCTGTCACTCAGCTCGCTCAATGTCTTTGAGTTATTGCTATATTCCTTCTGAGCATTCGAGAAAGAATCAACGATACCATTCGCTTCTTCCTTCATATCCTCAGCGGATTTTGTAAATCCGGAGATAATCTGTATAACAGATGTTAGCGCCACGGCAATCAGCGCGATTTTACCGGCCAAAGGAATGGCTGTCCAGATTGCCGCAAAGCTTGCGGCAACACCCTGGTTGGCAGCGGCAAGTCCGGTATCTGCGCTGATCAATCCAAGCACGCTGGCGATCTGCTTCTTGTATTCGGCGTCAACGGTTTCACTGGCCATAATGGTTTGAAGCTGATTGGCCAGCAATACCTTCTGCTGTTTGGATAGTCCGGCAATTGCCCCCGTCAATGTTGTAGAAACACTGGCTGCGTTGCCGTTCAGATTAATAATCGTCTGTACAGAAGTGATAATTTTGGAAACATCACCAACAAGACCGCTTCCGGCAATTCCTGCGATCGAAGCCGCAATCAATGGCATCAGCAGATGTACTTTGTTAAGCGCATTTCCAAGTTCAAGTATCTTCGTCGCAAGTGTAACGAAGAACTTTACCACTCCGTCATTGATTACGCCCTGAGAGAATGCCTCGAATTGTCCCTTTAGGATATCCAATCTACCTGCGATGCTATCGATATACTTTTCATTTTCTGCAAACGCTGAACCGGTTGCATTCGCTGCGGTCTGCATTGCATTTTCAGCATCCTCGAAATTCGTCATCAGAGCTTGTACGACGTTTGAGTTTCTCTTACCCGCGATAAGTGTCGTAACATTGGCCTTGGTCGTATCGGTGAGTTTGTCCCACACCTCTGATATTTCTTTGATGATCTGGTAGGTTGACTTAAATGTATCCTTGTCAAGCATAATGTCAACCCCGGTCAGATCCATTAGCTGTTCACGCAACTTGGAAACAGACTCAGCGCATCCCTCTGATGATTCGCCGGCGTCCTCAAGCTCGGTCTTGGCCGCCCTCAGATACATCGTGAGGGTCTTCATCGCCGTACCGACTGATTCCGGATTCTGTACAATGGCATTCGCCGCAGTGATAAGGCCAATGCTTTCTTCCAGAGAATTTCCTGCTCCATAAAGTGCCGAAGCTGAACGCTGCAACGCGTCACCGATGCCGGTTGAGCTGATAGCGAAATTGTTACCCACTTCATTAAACTGATCAACAATCTGCATTGCATCGTCCGCTTCAATCCTGAACGCCTTAAGTGTGGATATCAGCGACTCTGTAGCTTGCGAGATGTCCCCTATTCCGTCTCCGACATTCTTGTACACGAGGCTGGCCTCTGCCAATGACAATGCCTCGGAAACATTAAATCCAAGCCTTGCGAAGTCTGCGGTGGCGTTTATTGTATCACTTACCGAAGCGCCAACCGATGTCGCTGCATTTACTGCCTTCTGATAGAAATTCTCGTAACCAACTGTCGTCATATCGGTGACCTTTTTCAATTCGGTCATCGCGAGATCAAGATCTTTGACAGACGCGATCATCTTCTTGAAGCCATTTATGATGAGCATAAAGCTTCTTGTAACCAACGCCCATCCGCCAAACCTCTGCCAACCTGCTTGCAGCTTTTGGAAGAAGGTCTGTCCAAGCGCTCCTGCATTGCGAGCAGAGATTCCAATATTTGTAAATTCAGTGGCTATCTCCGCAAGTCTCGCCCTACTGACATCACTGCCTTGAGACAGCTCGGCCATCATTGCGTCGATTCGTCCCTGGAACATCTCGTAGGCCTTGCTATTATTGTTTATAAATGTCGTGATCCTGGATCGCATATTTGCGATCTGCTTCTGATCTGCGGCCTGTGCCATCCGCTGCGCGGCACGTTCCTGTGCTTTGCTCTCATTTTCGGCATCTCTCCGCGCACGATCGCTGGCCTTTGATTGCGCGCTTGCTGCGGCTTGCGCGGCAGCGGCTTTCTCCTGAATCGCCGCAATAGATTGACGGATCGCGTTACCCTCGGCCTGTAGGTTCGAAATCTGTTCGCTTGAAGCGGCCTTGTTCGCTGCGTTAACCTGTTCAATAGCCGCAACCAGTTCGCTGTATTTTTGTTTGATCTGGTCTACTTCGGCTCCGGCATATCCGCCGCGAAGCATCGAGTCATAAGACCGCTTGGTTTCAGACGATTCGCTCGACAGCAGCTTCTTCTGGGCAGCAATCATGGCTCTCTCATCAGCGGTAACGCTTGCGTTGCGTGCCCTGCTCAAGGAGCTCTGCATCGCATCGAGGCTCGCCCCAAGTGATTCAATCTCGTTCTTGAGTTCGGTAATCCCGCTAATGGCTTTTGTGAAGTCAAATGTCGTATCGATAATACTCTTCAGTGATTGAAATGAAACACCAATTTCATCCGTCAAGGATTTAATCGATGCAAGTGTTTCACTTGCATTACCAGTTGAAGTTGCAATTTGCTGTTGTGCACCATCTACGGATGTGGCTGTATTCGATAGACGTGTAGTGGCTTCTGCTGCCTCTATAAATGTTTGCTCAACCTGTTTGCCGCGTTGCTCGAACTCCGTGATTTTCCGCGTTGCTTGATCCAGGCCGGTGGTATCAGGCATCACGACATTTGAACCGAGCTGTGCTCCTGCGTTGATGATTTCCTCCATTGCACGCTTGTACCTCTGCGCCTCGTCAATCATCGACTGTATGCCACTCACGGTCTTATTGCCGATACGCTTGTTTAGGTCAGCCATGTTCATGTTGTCAAGTTCGGCGAACTGAGCCTTCATGTCCGTGTAAATACGTCCAACTGTCTTGCTGTCAATCTGATCCATGGCGGATCTGAGTTGCTCCAATACACCGAGAAGTTCTCTGGCCTGGTCTCTGTATAGCGCAATGCCGCTATTTCCAGAACCAGCGGCCTGGTACGACATCATGTTTGTTATATTGAAGTCCTTGCTGTTGATCTGCTGCACAAGACTGTTTAGCTCGCGCATACTTGCAATTATGCTGTCCAGTCCTGCAGTGCCTCGACTTCCAATATCATTAAATGACCGGTTCAGTTGGTCTATTGTCGTTTTGACTTCTGTGAGTTGCTTTGTTAAATCGCCAAGGGCCGCGTTTGTTCCTGTAAGCGCCTCATCGATTTTTAGAGACTTTGAAAAATCTATCTGGCTTAAAGCGGAGTTCAGGCTATCCGCAAATCTATTTGCGGCATTTCCGAGATCGATCTCTTTAATACTGACCTTTAGATCATTTAATCCGTTACCTACTGTTTTTTGAATTTCACTTAGTATATTGCTTAAGCTTGATGGATCGGCTTTGAATCCAACTTTAATATCAGCCAATCATATCACCATCCTTAAAATATAAAAGGACTGATGAATCATTGGCTTCTACCCCAATATGGCATCAAGTCCTTTTTGAAATATATTTTCTAATACACTCATACTTCCATCTACTTCTGCCTGTGCTTTATCCACGGCAGGGCGTGCGAAGCCTCCCCTCCACAAGCCCATGTTTCCACTTGCAAGCAGGTCAAAGAAAGCGCCAGTGCTGCTACCCCAGGTGGCAGCGCCGGTAACGCTTGCACTCGGAGCCGCCACACTTGTGGTAGACAGCGTCGTGCCGTCGAATACAGATTGAATGCCACCAGTTAAAGCATGTCTCCTGTGATATGTACCATTTACCCATCCGTTTGGCTTTGGTGTATAGACACCATATATATCGCTCTCAATATGACTGCTCAAAATATCTTCTACGTATGGTGCAATATCTTCTTCTGCCACAATCGGGATTGCAGCTTCAACAGCACTGTAAAACTCTTCTATGCTGTTATACACCCTTCCCGCCATTACGCTTTGTCTCCTGTCGGAAATGCAACAACATTATCCGTCTCTTCCGTTTTGCCTGATGGGTTTCCAAGCAGATTTACCGCTTGCAGCATCTCATTGATTTTCTCCTGCAAAGCTCCATTGGTAATATCATTTACAACGCTGTTTCCCTCGTTCATGATCTCATCCATTTTGTAGATCAGATCATTCATCTTGGCAGCATATGAATTATTCAGAATCTCCTTGTTGTTGCTTACACGTTCTTTAGCGGCACTAACCAAGGCAAAATACTGTCCTTCATCGATTACGTCCCGAACAACCTCATACAAGTCAGTCCCATAAATTACGCTATATGCCTTGGGGACATCATCTGGGTTATTAAAGCCGGCATAATACACAAGCGTGTTGACCTTGACTGAAAAATCAAAGGCTTCTGGCATGTACAACCCTTCATTTACATCTGTACATGATGCGGCCACATCCCTGACAAACTTCATCGCGTCCTCGAAGTCCAGTCGCCGCCTGACACTTATCTTCAGCTCATTATTCTTTCCGCTGAATGAGACTTCGGTCATGATATCTTCTGCCATTTCTGCGGCAACCATATTAAAAGTGATTTTGTTCATCTTGCTCATGATTCGTTTTCTCCTTATAATTCTATATTTTTGATATATATTTCCGTTCTCGGCCTTTCCCTGTCAACAAAGCATTTTAGCAGAAGCGACGAAACGTGAGTGCTGTCATCGTCAACCAACATTCCGCTTTCGCAAAGACCGTCTATCACAAATTTTGGGCAGCTGTTATCCGTATCGTGCCTTCGCCCGGTAGAATAAAAAGTTCTGAACTCGATATCGCATTTTTTGATGCGTAGGTTAGTATAACCTTGTGTGTCTACGAACCACACAATAAAGTCCTTCCATTTCTGCTTTAAAGCATTCATCATTGGACGCTTCATAATCATCCACTTGTTTATGGATTCGTGATATGGATAAGGAAGCGGAACCTTCTGCGCTCTGGGATGTATTTCAAAATATACATCATAGTAATCCTTTAACACATCTGTATCTATAATCAGGCATATATCCTCCAAGTCATCACTTCCGTTCGTATATTGCATAAAAAAGGAGAGAGCATATGACCGTCATCATATTTCTCCCTCCTCAATATATCATTGCTTTTTCTTCCTGCTGGTCTTCGCAGCTTTTGTTTCGATTGTATTTTCGGTCACAACAGGTTCGGATTCGGTTTTCTCTGCGCCTTCTGTTGCTTCGGTATTATCTTCAGTCTTAACATCAGGCTCTGTGGACTCTTCGGTGATTTCTCCGCGTGCGACCATTACATCGTGAATGTATTGACGAGCGCAATCCAACGAACACGCCACGTCCCTCCAGCGAAAGACTCCAGGATTAGGCGTGCGGCAGGCCTCATACTCCTTGCCGCACGCCTTACAAATCAACATCGTCTTCGCCATGGGTTACCACCTCGAATTAGGCAGCATCCTCAACATTGGCGCCGAAGATGGTCCAGGTCCACAGGTTGGTCGCGCCACCGGTGGTGCCGCAGGTCGCGGAGCTCACCAGAGACTCGGCCTCGAAGGCGTGGGTCGCCTGGCTGTCGCCCATAGCGATATCGAAGTCACCGTTGAAGTCGGCCTTCGGGATCTCGATCTGCAGGTGGTACACGTTGGAACACTTGTCCTCGGCGGTAGCGTCGATGATCAGGCGCAGCTTCTCGGAATACTTCTCGCTGTCGTTGCCCAGCTGGTCGGCCTCGACCTTACGGGTATAGAACACGACGATCTCGGTGCCGTCAGCATAGGTGCTCTCGGCAAAGGTCAGCTCCTTGGTAGCGGGCGCATAGGCGAACTTGCCCTCGGCGGCGGTGGCAGCCTGCTCCAGCTTGGTGGAAGCGGCACCGGTGTTGTCCTTCACATACAGCGCGGTGATCTCAGCGCCGGTGGTGCCCACGGCCTTGTAGCTGGTCGCAGCCTTGTTGCTGTTGATCACCAGGGACTCGGACCACTCGACAGGCGCAGCAGCCTTATGCTCAAACTCACTGCCGGTCTGAGCCTCCAGCAGGCCAGCGGACAGCATGCCGTTGGTACCGGACACGGTGACGGCCTTGTTCTTCTTCAGGGAATTCAGCTTGCGGCCACCCTTACCGGTGATGTCTTCCTTCTCCTGGGTATTGGAAATCTGCGCGTCGGACAGCTCGTCCAGGATGAAGCGCGGAACGCCGGCCAGAGAATAAGCAGTGATGATGTCCAGACTGGTAATGGTGATGTCATTCACATTCAACATATATTCATTCCTCCTATATTCATTTGAAAATAGTTATATATAAACTGCCGTTTGGCAGTTTAATGTTGTTCCTTATGATTTTACCCATGTCCTATCGGATTGTTTTATATCTTCCATCTTTACTGTTCCCGCATAATATCCATGCATCACGTTCCCATAGTTTATCCTGTGAGCAACCTGGTTGAGACTCAGGTATAACTGGTATATAGTTATCCCCTTTACACTCTCAAAGTCATACGGGAACTCTTGTGTGTTTACGAGACTGATAATTATATCCTCAAGCTGTGTTGTGTCTTTATTCTTCAATAGCCTCGCTTGTCTTTTCTGATTCATTCGCGCAATTCGTATCATATATTTTTTGCCCTCTTCATTGCCTGGCTTCTTGACTTCCTTTGGGATCTGTACAATCTTTCGTACTATACCGCTTATTTCACTATGTAATGCCTTATCGATTACTATATCGCGATCTTGATCCCAAAGAACCATCTCGTTTGTGTTCTTATTAAACGCGATACGAAAGGCGGATAAATCCAAATCTCCAAACAACATATCCCCACCGGATTCTTTTAGACCACCGAACAACATACAGAACAACTCGAATTCATCGATCTTCGTAAAATCGATATTCATGTCGTCCAGCTGAACCATCATGTCGTATGGCGTAGATATTATTGAAGTCACAGCCGAGAAGAAATCATCCTCGCGTTTCCACACATCCAATACAGATGGTATATGAATTGAGATTGCGTCATTGACTTTGATCTTGTTGTCAAACAGAATGCCACTCATCACAACCCACGCTTTCTGTTTGAGGGTATCCGATCCTTTGCACCCATCTTGTTAAAATCAAGTCCTCTATATACCAGTACACGCCCGAGATAATCAGTGGTCGGTTCAAACCTACCCGCAGAGCTTAGTTTAAGCTTTCCGAGTACATAGTACCTGTTACCGTTGAGTATCTTGTCTATCTCAGCAGATAGCTTGTCCAGCAGCACACCGCCACCTGGCATCCTAAGCTTACTCTTATGCGTACAAATCCAAATGTACAAAACAGGAATATAATATGTATTGCTTGGAACCGAAACTATATCCACGTCGCAGCAAATAAAAGTCTTTGCTTCACTCACAGTTTCGGGTATAAACTCATACGGGAACACCTGAGTATATGGAAGTTGATGATTGGGCACAGACGCATTCTCATTTTCAGTCAACGCTTTAACGATGGTATCGTTGCTGCATATATCTTTAACCATCAGATTCTTGTAATCAAAGAATTCTTCGAGGTTCACTACAGCCACACCTCCTTATCATCATCCGGAGGCTGTGCCGCTTCTTCCGTAGCCATACTTACAATTTCTGCCACGGTGTATTCACTATCCTTATGATCGCTGTCCAACTGCATGCTCGGCTTCCATTTGCTAAAGTCGGCGATTCTCAGTTGTTTGTTATCTTCTGAAGTCAGCTGTACCTCGTTCAGAATAAATCTGAATACACCTTTACCTTTGAACACATTGTACATTTTATTTGGCTTTGTAATTTGATACGCCAATACAGCATCTGAGTCGGTATCATCGATCAGAAATCTCAACCCGCGCTCAAGTTCTATAGTGTCTTGATCTTTGCCGATAGTGACCGCAATTCGAGCGTCACCTATCGTCATAAACTCCTTGGTCTTCTCGCCGATTAGATACTTCGTACCATCCGCGACATAGCACCACTTTTCCTTCAGCGTGCCGTCCTTACCGATCCACCGAAGAATATGATTACATTGTTGCATGATTCCCTTATCATAGATGATATTATCAGCGTCCATCTCGGTAATGAGCCACTTATTATCCGCAAAGTCAACTAAACCGCCATGCTCAAGATGTTCTCCTGGCAAGGAGTATATTTTCTTTTGGTCCATCTCGGCGGTATGTACTATGCAGACACCCTGCTCAATATCATTGATCTTCACATTCCTGAATGATGGTGATTCTATCATCTTGCGTGCGTAATTCGCTCTCGTATTCTGCACCCACATGTCACGTTTTGTCTTCCCGAGCGCATCCCTGTATCGTTCATATGTATCCCATCCGCCCATACAGTTCACCTCTCGGTATTTTGATCAAGCTTGGCTTGCATTCTTTTAATGATCCCAATTGCTTTAAACACGTCGCTTTTGACGGTCGCAACGTCACAATCATGATCTATCATGTATTGCAGAATAGATAACAGCGTTAGATACTGAGCATCGTTTTCAAGCGCAAGTATCAACGATTTGCATCCAAGCATTTCTCTCTGAAGGCTTTTCATATATTGTAACAGAGATGGCTCACCAGACTCCTTTATCGGAAGGATCTTGTAGAATTGGTTAACTAAGGCGTTAAGCTTGTTTTTTAGCATTACATCATTGATATCGATATCATATTTGCTCATCATAGGTGTAAATCCGTTAGGTCGCCATAGCGATATGAGTATTCGCGTATGCGACTGATATAATCCTTCTTACACATTTTGTACGCATTCGTAATTCGATACGTCAATTCCGCAGGTGAGTAATGCGAGAAATCAGCTGTGTTCAACATATTCTCAAGATTCTCCTGCTTGTATAGATGCTGCCTTAGCCATTGCTCCAACATGCCGTCTGTAACAATGTCAACAATCTCTTCAACCTCGTCATAGGTGGCATTCTCAAAATCATATTCTCTGTCTTCGTCGTTCCCATCGGCAATATTGAACTTGCATACCTCGCTGAATTTAGAAGCGGCACGCTTCATATAACCGTCTACAAGTGCCTGCCTGTCTTCTTCGGCAAGCGCCAAAAAATTGTACTCTGTAATTTTCGACAGAAAGGCCTCGGTGAATCTATCGTATGAAACCTTCAATAGCGATCACCCTACCTCTCAATCAGAACGATGTTCAGTGTCTTTTCGATTGTATTGATTACCTTGATGGAATCAATCCCGCCGTCGCGGATCATTCGTCTTGCCATATAGGCCACAGACGCTTTCTGGCCCTTGGATAACGCATTCAATTTATTCTCAATTTCCTCAGGGCTCTTTTCAAACAGTGTAGCAAACTCGTCGTATTTCAATGCGTTTTCATAAAATCTCTCAACGCCAAGGTATGCGATAACCTCAGGGTCGTCGATCATGAACCAGTTGTTTTCAAAGAACGCTTTATATGATGTTTTTGCGGCACGCAGCTCTCTCAATTCCATATCCTGTTCCTCGCCAAACCGCTCCCATACATAGCGCTCGCCGGTTTTGGTACTCTTGTAAATCAGTTTACCGTTGAACCCGTTTCTGACAGGAACATACATATTTGGATCAAGATCAGTTTGTTTTACAACAAATGCCTGCTTCCGCGTATCTTCGCCATTTTCCTTGACTACATCATTTGCATCTGTTTTTATATCCTCGCTGGCCGCTTGAACCATCTTTGCTTTATTGACTGCGGCCCTGTTCGAACTTGTCCTCGCCATAAAATCTTCCTTTCATTCAATAGAGCCGGGATTGATGCCCGGCTCTAAGATATTTTGACCCTGGGTCCGTAGATATCCAGGGTACGATCCATTAGTTGTTCTTGGGCAGGGTGTAACGACCGATACCTGCGCCGCCACCGGCCAGAATGATGCCGGTGCCGTAGCGATCAGCGTACACGTACTCCTGGGTCATATCCTTGTTGCGCAGCGGATCGCCGGGAATCACAGTGGAATCGCCCTCATAAATCACCTTCAAGGGTTTCTCATCGCCAGCGACGACAGTGATCAGGTTGTCAGCAAACACAAAATCGGTAGAACCAATCTTGTGGCGCTGGGGCAGAGCCACAACGGGAGTGCCGTAGAACTTGCCATAATAACCCATATTGTACAGGTCATTCTTGCTGTCATTGCCCTGGATCGCAGGAGCCAGATTGCGCAGGGCAACCTTGGTACCGATAATGGTCGCGGGCTTGCCGCTGGCAGAAGCCTCCACATGGGAAACCAGCTCAAGCATAGCATCCTCGTCGTAGGGGCCAGCAGTCGGGAAATACTCTTCCCCACCAAAGTCATCGGCGGTAGCATTCAGCCACAGCGCATAGATGTCATCCAGCAGCTTGCGGCGGAAGGAATCGCCAACCTTATTGATAAAGTAATTGAAATCAACCTGACCAGACAGCACACGATTCATCTCGTCATAGATCCGAACAATCTTGAAGGATGTCGGAATTGAAATCTGATGGTAGCCGCTCAGGCGCTGACGACGAATACCGAGAGTGCCCTCGGCTGCGTCGGCAACGGTAAACAGGTTATCGTCCTCAACGGTGAACAGGTTCTGGTCGCCCAGAGCGACATTGCGGAAATCAACCATGGTGTTGAAATATTCATCCTGTAATGTTAGGTTGATTTATTGAGTTTAATCGCCTCTTCGAAGCTTTTACCACTTTTCAGGCGCATATATAGAGTTGAATATGGGATACTATATATCATCGACCACTCCATAAGAGTATGAGTTTCGCCATTATTTGAGATTACGATATTGGATGTTCTATTATTGGCCTGTTCCGTCATGGATGCCCACCTACAGTTCTCAGGACAATAATCTTTATTTACGTCTATTCTGTCAATCGTCAAACCATCAGAATATCCATTATTGATAGCCCAAGCTTTGAATTCAGAATAGTTTTTATCCCACTCCTCGCACACGCGTATTCCTTTGCCTCCGTAATACCTATAATCAGCCTGACCGTCGTCTTTGCATCTGCGACGCATGGCCTTCCATATATTATGCAGCTTATTACCGGAATCTCCATGTATTGTCATTCTGTTGCGTGTGCATTCGTCGTGGTAACACCCACACGACTGTACATCACCCTTCCGGAGATCCTGAGTGGTAGCGAATACTTCATTACCGCAATCGCATACACATCTCCATCTCCGCCTCGGCTTCCCGTCCTTTCCATATCTACTTTCTGCCTGTTCAAGGACGAGTAGTCTTCCAAATCTACATCCTTCCAAATTAATCGCTTTACCCATATTCTACTCCCTTTTTTCTCTACTCAATAAACACAATGGACGCCACTCCATAACCAGTATTTCTACTTCTCTATCTTTCGATAGAAGCACAGACTATATCTTCATCTATTATCACATATTTTTAGATGCCTACCACTTCCACCGCCAGTCGCTTGCGGTGTACTCTCACTCTTGAGATAGTCGTTGAACCTTCCTCTATTCGAGGCTTGGCTGCTGATTGCCCATTGTTCATAGTGTTTAGGATTTAACCATGCACCATCTTTATATTTCTTTCTGTTTTCACAACCATCGCGTTTGCGTATTTTTCAGCGCTACGCTGTGGTATATAAAGCTTTAGGGTTTTCCAGCAATTCGATAGGTTTCTTTTCGAACCAATTTCTTGGAACGTGAGCTATAATAACAACTTAAACAGTTGTTGTCTAACCCTGCAGGCCTTCGACAACGGTACGAGACAGAATCTCTTCAACCAGCGCAAACAGACCCTGGCACTTGCCATCGCGGATGTTCTTATAATTCAGCTTGGTGGAACCGCCATTGGCAGCAACCATAGCCTTGCGTAGCAGCTCCATAGAGTCGCTTTGAGAGTATTTATTCACATTGCCGTGATAAGCGTCAACAGCAACCTGGACAATATCATTCATTTCAGCCATTGCTTTTTACCTCCTTTTAGAAATTAAGCCACGCGCACAACGTAGTATGTATAGCGGCCGGCCTTCTCTATGGCAATCAGCTTGCCAACCTGAGTGGAGCCGTTGGTAGCAGTCGCAACGACTTTCAACTTGGTGCCGGCCATCAGCTCAACGGCGTCGCCGACCTTGGGCGTATAACCGTTCGCAACATTCAGTCCCTCGATAGTCACGCCAAATTCATCACCTGAATGCAGATAATAGATGCGGATATTCCGTCCAGCGTCATTGATATACTGATCCAGGCTGCGTTTGCGCTCGTCGTAATTGACCTCAGGATTTGCGACAAGGCCAATCTTCTTCAGCTCGGTGTTTGCAGCAGGCGTGGTAGCCTTGTGGATCTCACGCTCGCCGGTAAGCAGGTCACCTACAACGACAACATTGCCGTTCTCAATGGCGGCTTCCTTATTATTAGAATCATAGAATCGCACGGAATCCAAATAGGTAGAAACATCCGTACCCATCATATTGTCGGTGCGAACGACAGCATATTTTTCAGCCATTTCTTTTTCCCTCCATTTTTATTTTTTATCGAAGCCAAACTCTACAAACACACCGTTATACGGTTCGTTCGTATCTGCCGTATCTGGCTTCCTGCCTTCAACCGGCAGGCGTATCGCAGGTGTATTCTGTGAAAACTTGACCTGTGCGTTTCTGCCGCGTATTGCGAAACACTTGTCCTCAATGTCTTCGACACTCATATCGTCGCAGTTATTCTTTAGATCGATAAACCTCTGATCCTCACACAGATCAACAAACTTGGAGAATACTTCCTCGATCTTTGCGTTCCTTGCGGCAGACTCTGTCTTGCGTTTAAACTCTCGCAATCCAGCAACTTCATTTGCCAGAGCATCAAATTTCGCATTAGCGCTGTCAAGTAGATGCTTATAGCTGAATTGTGCGGTTCCATTATCAAAATCAACAAACGCAATCCTCTTGCGCGTCTTGCTGTCAAAGTCGATTACTACATTATCGCCATTCATTGAATACTTAAATCCATATAGATTCCAGTCTTCATTATCATAAGCATACACTTCGTTGATAGCCGGGTCATAATCGGCGTAGCAATACCTCGCCCACTCACCCCATTCATCGGTGAACATTACTTCATGCAGCGCATCTATAATGCCGCTCAGCAGCTGCCCTCCGGTAAGCTGGTACTGTTTCCTCTGGCCGGCAGGCGCATCATCGGAGTCGTCTTCTTGGGCGTCCTCTTCCTCGGTGTCATCATCATCCTGGCCTCCACCTTCTTGACCACCTTCGCCCTGATCGACATCTTGCTGCCCTGCGTCGTCCTGGCCGTCACCGCTCTGGGTATCGGTCTGTTCTTCGGAATTATCACCTCCGGTGTTTTCTCCATCGTCACCGAATTTAGCTTCATGCAACTCTGCAAACTTACCATCAAGCTCTTCTCTTGACATATCGCCGATTTCAAAATTAATGTCATCAGCATTTAACCCATATTTCTGCAGAAGTTCCTCAACATAATTCAAGGAGCTTTCCCCTCCTTTCATATTACTTTCTTCGCCACTTGGCGTTTTATCGTCATCCGCCGAAGCGGCTATGACCTTTGAATAATTCAATTTGAAATCATCCATCATTTCTTTCAGGCGCTCCGACAGATTGCTCATACTGAACATCTCTACCTGCGCACCTTCAAAGCACGGCTCGACATTATCGCCAAGCAGGCAGAATGCGGTAAACTCGAAGTCGTAAATGTCATACAGCCCATCTACAATCCTCCCGTCCTTCACGCTGATCTCCATGGACTGTCCGGTTACGCCTTCCCTTTTCAGCTTTTCATATACAGGCGTCCTCTTCCATATAATGGCCGGCGTACATAGATAGTCGCGGTCAACACCATCCTTGTCCGTCTTGGTTACCCAGCACCATTGCGGGTTCTCTGGTATTACACCAATCGCGTCTGTGAGATTAACCATTTTTATTCCCGCATCGGTTTCTACAAAGTCAACATCGTGACCGCCTATTTCGTCGGATTCAACACTATAGTTGGCAACCAATGGGCAATATGCCATTGTCGGAATTGCCTTTTCAATTGCCTCTTTCGAAATGTTGGATTGATTTCTGTTTCTACCCGCATAACACACGCTCAACATACACGAATCAAATGAATCATTGATTGAAGTGATCTGCGTGATTGATGCGGGATACCAGAATCGCATATCACTCATAATTCATCGCCCCGCTAAAAAGTCAGAATATCGGAAATCACGCATGGGCACTTTATCTCAAACTCATAATCATGTTTATTCTCAAAACACCACACTCCAAGTGAGTCATTTCCCTTGATGAGCTTGTACCCATGCTTTTCCAGTAGCGCCTTTGATTCCAAGTCCATTACATAGATGAACATCAATCTTCATCCCTTTCCTGAGACTGCTCACCAGAGTCAGTTAAGTCGCCAATATCCGCTGTTGGCCTGCCTACCTCGTTTTCCTGATCGCTATCGGATGAACTCATAGTCGCTGAATTCTTTAATGGAACCAGTCTTGATTTCAAGCCAAGCACTGTATCCTCAAGATAGTTCATACCATCCAATGCGTCCTGAGATAGACCCTGTGATGCAGCATAATAACTCAATGTTGGCAACCCGTATGTGGCAGCCTTTAGGTATGCATCTCCAACTTCTTTGCGTGTGAATATTGAACAGTCGAGAAATGTAACCTTAAAATACTTTCCATACCCATGCCTGTGAATAAACCTGTTTACCATGCACTCAATGCTTTTAACGACGCTGTATGTCATGGCTTGGTCGGCTTTGATTGACAAAAGCAGCGCGTTGGATGAAGCCTTCGCGTTATTGAACAGCAAACTGGATACGCCGGCTGCCGTGAACAAATTCTGTTCGGCCTCCGCAATTGTATCAACCGCTCCAGGATGCGTTCTTTCAAAACTGATCTTGTTAATCGGCATGGGTGACAGCACTGCGCCTATTTCCTCAGGCAGGACATCTGCCAGGTTGTTGTAGAATTTTTTCGCCTTGTCATAATCCATCTGCCAATTGCCTTCATCATCCAGCCCCAATTGCATGACGAGCAGAGCGTAGTTTTCGATCTCTTCCTTTGTCATGCGCAGAGATTTATAATCTTCAAGGTCATAGATCTCCCTCAGTATTCCGGCAAATGGAGGCATCGCATAATTAAGGATATCCTTATTGCATTTGATAGCAAACGAGTTAGGCGCACTCAACTCTTGCCAGCGCATATTGGTACGATCCTTTTCAAATAGCTTATACTTCTGCTGAAACTCTTCCGGATACAACTTTAAATACTCCTGATTTGTCTGGAAATACATAAAGTCAAATGTTACATTGAGCACATTGTCTTCTACAACAGATATCGCACAATAGTCCGATGGAAGCTGTTGGATGATTGTGCTGTCAGACGTTTCCCGGATTGTACCATAGAACACATCTTCCCTGAAACAAACATCAAGTATCTTCTCGAATTGGTTTTTCACATCCATGGATGCCATGAGGTTTAAAACCCGTCTGAAGTTTCTCCTTGTCGTCTGTGGCTTTGCGGTTGATGTATCCGTTTTATATGGCTCTATTACATAGGCCAGATCAGAAAGTGCTACAAAATATTGTATCAGTCTCCTGAAGTGTGCGCTTGCACCATATAAATAGATCACAGCGTTTCTCAGCTGCTTCTCATACCTGTAAGGATCTTTAAGGTATTTTGCAATTTCATCGCGAGAGTATAGATAAAACGATGGCGCACTGTTCTTGCCATTTAGATCGCGCATTATCATCCTGTTAATAACCGCGAATCTCTCCGGCAGGCGAATCACTTCATCATAATTTTGCGGTGTACCGTTCGTAGTATCGACGCTCTCATTGAGTTCGACTATCTTCCTCATCGTGCGGGTCTCACCGCCTCTCCTTTATTTTTGGTGCTCTAAACAAAAACTGCTCATTGCCAGTATCAATGGTGCCCCTGACATTATTCCTGCGCATTTCCTTTTCAAGCTGAAGAGCCACGTAATAGTTATAGCTTAGGCTCGAATACCTGTCCTTCCTCATTCCGCTCTTTTCATACAGTCTCACAAGACCGTTTGCTTCTTCGTGTTTGAGGTTGACAAGCTCATTAATGAGCAGTGTTGTGTTGATATACGGCATCATCAGCTGAGTGCGCTCTTCAACGCTCAATGATGTAAACCCCTTTATTTTGTTCATGGCGTCTTCGCCCTCGTATTCATTGATAAGCAGGCGAATGCGTCCTGATTTAAAGCCTTCGCGAAGCATAAGCGCAACATCTGAATTGAATTTTGCATTACCCATAATCGCCCATATTGCCTTGGCTGCGCCCTTTACCACGCAACGTGCTGCCAAATCCTGGTTGTTACACGTTGTTAACGCCGGAAATATTTCTCCGGTTTCCGGATCGCTGATATCGTTGGACAGGCAATCCAGCACAGACAAGCCAATATTCTTTGCGTCCAATACGATATAGTCACATTCAAACTCCTCGTATAGTCTCCTGATCTGTAACGCTTGTTCCTCTGTCCTGAGCCCCTCGTTTGTTTCTGAATACACAAGGTTGATTGTGTATCTACCGGCCTTTGTTGGAATCAGTCGCGTTATATGTATAGCTGTTGCGTCATTCCTGTGCTTTGTACTCGCCATCAGCGCAATATCCGCAGATAGCAATCTGCGCTCTCCGGGAATCTTCGATTGGATTCTTACGTTTGAATCCAACTTTATCTTGCTCGCTAATTTTGATGGAAGCATAGGGT